ATACATTAGATCTTGTTGCATTTTACTTAAGAAAATATCCAGTATAGGCGTCAAAATATATATTTAAATTAGCTACTTAAAGACGGTGATACTAGAGTATGTAGTGGATTTATTTAAATTGTCGGAATTTCAGTCAATTTTTCTTCCCTACATATGAAGGGAAATTTAGTGTTTTTGAAAAATGAAAAGTATTTTGATTTTGCAAAAATGGACAAAAATAAATGTCCAAAAATGACTTGCCGAAAAAGTCCTGACTGACCGAAAATTTCAAAAATGAGTTTACACCTTTATCGTCTTAAACGTGATTATAAGAAAAATTTTTATGATTGAAAATTTTATATTTTTTTCGTAAAAGTATTTAGGAACTTTTTTTATATAGGATATATATAGGAATGGTTCCTACACAGAAAAGTTCCAATTGTTTTATTTGTGAAATTTGTGATTATTCAACATGTCGTAAAAGCCAATACAACCGACATTTAGAAACCGATAAACATAAGATCCTACAAAATCCTACATCCAAAAAGTTCCAGACTGAAAAATTACATATATGTGATTGTGGTAAATCATATGCGCATTCATCTACACTTTATGCCCATAAAAAAAAGTGCTCTTTTAATCATGAACATATCACTGGTAATAAAAAACTGAGCGAACTTGATAAAGATGAACTCATAATCACTCTTCTTAAACAAAATGCTGAACTTATTAAAGGACAACAAGATATGATGGTCAAATTAACCGAAAATGGTATAACAAATCATAGTCATAATACTACAACCAATTCTCATAACAAAGCATTTAACTTGAATTTCTTTTTAAACGAGACCTGCAAAAATGCCATGAATATCACGGACTTTGTTGATTCCATTAAATTACAGTTGAGTGATCTGATGGAAGTTGGTGAACTAGGATATGTAGAAGGTATTTCGAAAATAATTGTTAAAAATTTAAATAACCTAGATGAAACTATTCGACCTGTCCATTGTACGGATAAAAAAAGGGAAACAATGTACATAAAAGATCAAGGACAATGGGAAAAAGAAGATGACAATAAAACTAGACTGAAAAAGGCGATTAATAAAGTAGCTGATAAAAATATAAGGTTGTTACCACAGTTTCGAGAGAAATATCCAGAGTATAAAAATTCCTCTTCAAAAATCTCAGATAAATATGATAAGCTTGTTATAGAAGTTATGGAAACCGATAATGATAAGAAAGAAAAAATAATAAAGAATATTTCAAAAGCGACATGTATTAGTAAAAACGAATAAGTAGAGTACTAGTACTCTAATCAATGATATTCATATATGTCTCCTCATTAAGTAAGTGGTTTTCAATAGCTATATTAGATAGTTCGTCCGCTCGTTTATTTAAATTTCTTAAAACATGACAATATTCAATATTATCAAAATGTTTCTCTAATTCTTTTGCCTTTTCGTATAATAGAATTAAATTTTCTGCACGACATTGATATATGCCTTTCATTTGATTAATCACCAGTAAACTATCACCTTCTACTTTTAAATTTTTAATATTAAATTCTTTAGCTTGTTGTAATCCTAATATTAGACCGGCATATTCAGCGCGATTATTTGTGAAATTCTCTCCGACAAAGAAGCTATTCGACCAAATTTCTTTATTAAAATGATATATAACTGCTCCAGCACCAGAGAGACCAGGATTTCCCTTACTACATCCATCAAAGTTCATTTTGTAATCATATTCTGGATATATCTTAAATACTTTGTTCGGCTCCTGAGATTTTTGAAAATATGTGGTAATTTTTGGCAGCATTTTCGTATTATTAAATAATATAAGAATAATATTTTATATTATTTTCAATTTTATATTTAAAATTTACTTAAATATATTTATATTAATTAAGTATAAAGAATGATGCAATTCTTGTTATTTTTGTCATTGTTTGCAACAATGGTTTTTGCGGATACTGAGTGTCCAGTTGTTTCATCTATTGGGGACAGGAGAAGTGATAAAAACAAACTCAGACTTGTTCAATACAATGTTGAATGGTTATTTATTGATTATTATAGTCCCATGGACTGTCCCGGAAACGGCTGCACTTGGGTCAATCAAAGTGAAGCAGAAACACATATGGATTATGTTGCTAATGTTGTTAAGTATTTAAATCCTGATATAATTAATTTTTGTGAAGTAGAAGGATGTGATGAGCTTAATATTTTAAAAGGCAAATTGGACGATTCATATGTCCCTTACTTAAAAAAAGGCACTGATACCAGTACAGGGCAAAATGTAGGTATGCTTACTCGCGTAGATCCTGTTGTCAACTTATATAGAAGTGAAATAAAATATAACTACCCATTACCGGGCTCTAAATGTGGGTATACTGGATCTGTTGGATCATCCGGTGTAAGTAAACATTATATTACCGAATTTAAATTCAATGGTTATGATATTGCATTTATAGCTGCACATTTACTAGCTATACCAACTGATCCTATGAGATGTGCCGAGAGGGAAGCACAAGCATCCGTTTTACAAAATGTTATTTTTGGATATGTGAATAAGGGTTATGAAGTAATTATGATAGGAGATTTTAATGATTATGATGCTGAAGTCCTAGACCTGAATAGTAATATACCTACATCCAGAGTATTGGATATATTAAAAGGATATGAAGGTGATTTAAGTGGTCTTTATGAGTTACATAATCTAGCAGAAGAACTTGTACAGAATGAAAGATTCAGTGATTGGTGGGACTCAGATAATAATTGCAATACGGCATCTCAAAAAGATTTGTCAATGATTGATCATGTTTTAGTTACTAATGGTATAAGAAAAAATGTTGCAGATGTTTTTATTTATCATGGATATGATGAATATTGTGGTAAATATAACTCTGATCATTATCCAGTTGTTATTGATTTTATAGTATAAATATTATAATAATGATTGCCATTGTAATGATAATTTCTATATAACTATTATTCTAACAAATATAATAATGGTTATAGCTTTCATAGTAAATGTAGAAACAATAAAGTTTTATTTGTAATTGGTATATGCATTATAAGTGATTAGTAGGATTTTCATTGGGTCTTCTAACTCAATCTATTTAAGTTTTTTAAATTTGTATAAATAGACACCAGTTTTTATCATAAAGTAGCAAAAAATAAGAGATAACAAAATAAAAAGAAACAGAGAAAATGAATAAAAAAAAGAATATCCCGGTTCTACCTTTCGGTCCAAACCTAGATAATTTAAAAATCCATTAAATATTTCAGTAAATAAAAAGACATATACCCAATTTTTTTTATTTTCAGTATCTGGAAACAATTGATAACAAAGCGGTTGATAAAACATATATTTGGTAAAATACAAATTCGTATAAACATCCCAGTCATAAATGGTGTTTTGATCCGTGCTTAAAATTTGTCTTCTACATTCTTGGGTATAAATAAATGCGTGTGCTCCCATTCTTACCAAAACCCGTCGATTGTAATAATTGATAGGAATTTGTAAACCTGGTAAACAGCCAAGAGAATAAATAAAACTCTCTTTTTTCTCATTTCGCTCTTTTATAAATGTTGCAATAGCATCTGTATTTTTGGAATCAAGTATTATTGGATTGAACATAAAATCATCTTCTAAAACTAAAATATTTTTATATTTTTTTTCTTCAGCATCTCTTAAGACATTTAAAAAAGCATCTACTATATCATAACTTGACGTTTCTTTATATAAATCCTTTTCACATTTTTTAAATCCTTTATTAAAAACGATAATAATTTTTTTAGTTGGGTGAAAAGTTTGTAATTGTTCATTAATATTTGATAATCGTCCATTACCTTCTAAATGTAATATATAAGTAGCATCTACTGATTCATCTAAAAACCCCTTTTCAAAGTAGATTTCTTTATAATTATAACATGGCGTCTGCATATGTATATATTATATATTATATATTATACAGTGTAAAAAAAGAAAACACACGTTTCATAATATAATATTTTTTTATTCATTTATAAATTTCTCAATTGAATCAATCCATTCGTTAAGTATATCTTCATCTTCATAAATGTCATTATTTCCATCTAAAATAATTTGTTCTTTGCACACACACTCTGAAGATGATTTATCTAACATATTATCGTGATATTCACTGCATGATTTTAAATAATCAATCGGAATATTACCTTCACCGTCTCTATGTCTAGTAGCGATTCGTTGATGGCAAATTTTAGGGTCAGTTTTTACATAAATGACTTTATGTATTGGAAATTCTTCTGAAAATGTGTTAAACCAATTTAAATAAATTTGATAATTTACATGTTCAATTTTACCTGAGTCATATAACATTTTTGCAAAAACCATTTTATCTGTAAACAAACTTCTTTCAGTGATAATAATGTATTTTTGATGATCTTCTTTCATTAATTTATTTTTTTCTACTTTAATTTGATTTATTGTATCCTTTAATAATTTTAGTCTAGATATATATGCCATCATTTGAAA